CCTTTGAGACATCCCAAGACGGTAACTGACCGCTGTAAAGTAAGCTGACAAGTTCTCTATAAGCCTTTGCCCATCCAATCTTGCTGTCAATGACTGTGATTGTTGTTTCTGTTGCATGGAAATCCTCCGAGACTAACGGTAGTTTAGATACGTACTGGCGCTCTACAGAAAAACCAACACCAGTACCACACATAAGTATATACATCATTTCATCAAAGGCACGAGGGTGATCTATAGGTAAGTAGCTACAGTTAAACCCTGCTACGTTGTCACGGTCTAGTGCCTTACCTGCTGTCATCAACGCTCTCATGCTAGGCATGACTTCAAGGTTCAATATTGCATTGTATACGTCATCGTAGTCCTGTCCCTTGAGCTGTCCTCTGTTCTTAAAGTAATCACAGTAACGCTTTACAGTCTCATCCCAGTTCTCTCGTCTCTGTTCTTCTGGGATGTAACGTGCATAGCGTGACTTGTGAATATACTGTTGGTAACTATCCATTGGTTCTCCTTAGTGTATCGTTGTTTCTTCTGGGTTTGCTAGCATTGAGTACTTGATTACGTCAAGGATTAGAAACACCTCAGCAAGTGACATATCAGTAGCTATCTGTGCTGTTCCTTCTTCGTTCTCTGTAATTAACACAAAACTCCCTTTCTGTTCATGAGACTCTACCATCTCGCCAGTAGCGTAAGCTAGTTTGTCTACTAGTGAACGCTCCTCTTCCTCTTTCTTTCCGAACTTTCCGTCTACTATTTTCATCCCCATACTCCATTGGTTATGCCGTAATGTATCATTATACTACAGAGTGCGATGACTGTCAAGTACCAAAGCACCTCACGTTTTTTCATCACTCACTCTCCTTAATTAACTTATCTCTAACCCTCTCGCAATCCTCTAGGCTACCTCGGAATACATAGTTAATAGCGTCTCCACCAAATTTAGTTGAGACATTAGACTCAAGAACGTAATCGCCTCGGTCTGTTTGTTTTATCTTGTATTCCATCACTCAACCTCGCTTATTGTGCGGTGCGCTCGTTCGCTTATTGTGTTTATTCATCACTCACCCTCCTGCTCACTTAACTTCCTATCTATGTAACTCAAATCATCGTGACCCTGCAAATCTATGACTCGTTTTTCAAGTAGCTTAATTCGCTCATACAGGCTATCAACACACTCACAATGACTTAAGTCTGTGCATTCTGTTCCGCTCATCACTCACTCTCCTAACGATCCCCACCGCTACCCTGTATGACACCACGAGCCATACGAGACTTCAGCTTCTCAATGTTAAAGACTGCTACGTCCTCTAGCTTAATGTTGTTACGCTTCAGCAACACTGCCAGATTCCACAGCACATCACCAGCTTCACTGACTAGCTTGGTGCGGTCAACGTCAACAGCATCACCGCGCAGCACAGGCTTTACAAACAGGTCAGCTAGCTCTGCCGCCTCTACCATCAGCGACGCTACAGGGTAGAACTCGTTGTCGTAGATGGCTGTCTGTTCCGCTAACACTTGATACTCATTAAACTCCATCACATCACCTCGTCTACTGATTCAATCATCTTGTCAAGATACCACTTAGCTTTACGTAAGTCCTGTACTGGGTGTTCCTTATAACGCCAACGGTGAAGGTACTTCAGCGTGTTGCCTTCACAATACTCAATAAAGCCATCACCGAGTTGCTGTTTAATATAATCAATAGCTTCAATACCGCCTGTGTTGTAGTGCTGTGGTTTGGTTACTGCATCCCACTGCTCTGGTGTTGCGTCATTAAGTTTCATTATCAATCTCTTCCTCAAAGAATTCTATGTTGTTTAAAAACCTGTCTTCAAACCGATCCAAAAGTTCTTCCTCAGTAATCTCCAGTATCTCACAGAGGAGAGTTACGTCATACGCTCTGGAAACTTTTTCCCTCAGCTCATCAAAAGTCCATGACATTTTAGAAATCCTTAACGTACTTTAACAGATCATCAATGGTTTGTAAAGTAAAAAACTGTAACTCTTCCTTTTCACACCACTGCCCCATAGTCATCTTTGCTCCCTTCCTTAGTTTCTTGTTTGGGTCTGACAGCACAAAGATCAACTCCTGTCCTGCCAAACTGTCCCTTATTGACGTATACTTCTGCGTGTCCCCTACTCGGAAGTACCCTTTGCACTCAATCAGATAATCACCAAAAACAAAATCAGGCTTATAGTTTCTGTGTATTGTGTAGGGGATTGTATAAGGCTCAAACTTAAACATTCCCCTTGGTGTCAATTCAGCAAACTTCTTTTCAAGGCCTGACCTGTAGATGCCGTAGCTTTTGTTTTGTTTAGTTGACTTGTTCAAGTTTTATCTCCTGCACCTTTGGCTCGTTCTCTACCTTGGTTAAGAACCTTGGACCTGTAGAGTACAAGAAGACTCTTAAGTCTGGATAACAGCTTTGCTTGAACTGACAGTACGAGCAACCTACAGCGAGCTTTAAGTTTCCAGACTTGCCGTCTGGTATAGGCTCGTTGCAAAAAGTTGGGGGCGTAGGCTGCTCCACTAGCTTTTTTACATGTTGAACCCTGTCCACTATGGATTCCTTAAGCACTGAGTACACAGGAGCGTTAGAGTCCTCCAGATCGTACTTCAGATACGTCAGGTGTCCATTCTGCTTGTCCATAGCCAACCAGCCGATCTCAGTAGCGTTCTCTGAGTGTGCGTATGCTTTGATCTGGTCTATATAACCAAATGGGTCGTCAAAGGCAAGCGTACCGTCCTTGAACTTCTTAAACCCATAGCTGCTTGTGGACTTGACATCAGTGACAACACCGTCAATCTTACAATCCATGTGGCCAACAATGCCCTCAACTTCACAGACCTTCTGCTCATCAGTAACCTCATGACCTGACATACGCACTAGGAACAATAACATCTCCTCAATCAAATGTCCATACATGAACTTGACTAGGTTGTGTGGTTGCATCTTCTCTTTCTCAGTGCCGTTGAAGTGGTTCCATAGGTAACGATCATCACGACCTATGTTTGACAAACGTAACTTACGCCCATCAAAACCACGACTAGTGAACTCCTTACGCATCAAGTCCTTTACAGCCTCTCCAAACTTCTCTATCTCAGCTTCAGGGTCTACAGAGCTGTCAGGACGTTTAGTCTCCATCAGCTTGTAAATATCGTCCACGAGTGTGTGTATGTTTTTCATTTCCGTTCCTCTAAATATTGGATGGCTCTTTGAAGCATATCAACGCTATCATCGAAACCACCTAAAGACCTATTGCATTTATGGCACAACCACCCTCTGAACTCTTCAGAATCGTGACAATGGTCCAAAACCCAAGAGCCGTTCTTTGTGTTACCTCTGCCGCTTACTTCCTCTTCACTCCCTAAGCATATAGGGCATGTGTAGTTGTCAGGAGCAGAGCCATGTTTCTGCTTCAGTCTATCACGTACTTTGCTTAACTCATTATTACATTTTTTACACTCTGGTCGCAGGTAGTTGCCTCCTGAGTGTCTTGAGAATGCCTCTAAAGGTAAAACGTACTTACATTTGCTGCATTCCTTAACACCATTCCCTAGGTCGTAGTGATCGTCCTCTAGGAAGCTAAGCTGATCCATTAGTGTGTATCCGCCCAGTTCTGTCCGACTTTGTATTCTCCTGCGAGTGGACATCTGAGCTGGAAATAGTTTCCTGCTGCCTCAATCGCTGCAACTGCGAGTCTGCCGAAGCTCTCTGATTGGTCACTCTTGACCTGTGCTTGTATTTCATCATGAATATTCCCTACAAATTTGTAATCAAGTTCCCAGATTGTAGCATACTCGTCCAGTATTTGCAAGGCTTTTTTCATAATAATAGCCCCTGCTGACTGTAACAAAGTGTTCAACGCTGCGTGTTCCGATCTGATGTAGAGCTTACGTCCATCAAGTCCAAGAAGGTAGCCTCTTGCAGAAGCATTTCCAACTCTCTCTCGTAGTGATCCAAGAGAAGGCGTGTTCTTAAGGAACTTTGCCTTAAGTTTTGCACCGTCTCGTTTAGTTCCGTCCACGATTGATCCGATCTTAGCGTCTCCTGCTCCATAAAGGAAAGCGTAGATAAAAGTTTTTGCTTTATCTCTTGTTGGCAGTCCTGCAGCCATTTGGTTTGCCGTGTGAATATCTCCGTTGATAATTTCATAAGTGTAACCCTCATCGTCCATGTAGTGAGCCAGCATACGCAACTCAAGGCCACTGGCATCACAACCTACCAATGAGTAGCCCTTAGGGACTGTCCAAGCCTGTCTACACTCCTTCCCATAGGGAGAGTATACTGCAGGTACTTGAGCCATGTTGGGTGAGCTGTGGGTCATACGTCCTGTCACTGCTCCATTGGCGTTGACATATCCGTGAACCCTTCCGTCATCCTCAACAGCGTCTAGCCACGACTGAACCTGAGCTATCCTTTTCTGAACCAAGAGGTACTCAGCAATAAGCATAGCCTCAGGGATGTCCTTCACTGTTGACAAAACCTTCTCGTCCACAATGGGCTGTCCTTTGTCAGTAAACTCAGTAGGCTTCCAACCAAACCTCTGTAGGTATTTGCCTATCTGCTGACGCGAGCCTAGGTTAAACTCAGGAAACTCAATACGGCTAAATGTGCCCTGTACTGCCGTCCAGTTATCCCCTAGGAACTTCAGGCCAACCGTTGAGAAGCTGCCGTCCTTTTTGACTTTCGGCTCAATCGTTTTAACGTACGTTGCAATAGGTATAAATTTCTTTTGTACTTGCTCTTCAAGCTCATACTTTTTCTCCTTAAGTTCTGCTAATAGTAGAAAACAGTGTTCCTGATCTAGTAACCACCCGTTCTCAATTTGTTGTGCAATAATAGTTTGTACTTGATGTTCGAGCTTAATGCTCTCGTCTCCAAAAGATTCCAACTCAGAAAGTAGCTTTTTGTACATACGTTCATTAACCATGACATCC